CCAGGAGAGGCGTCAGGAATTCCGCGCCCACGCCCACGCCCACCGCGACGCCGGCCCGCGGAAGACTGACGCCCTCTTTGCTCCCCGCCTTCGACGCGAGCACGTCAGCCCCTATGGACTCGGCCCCGGCGGTTGCGCCGGACAAGAAGGCTTTCGTCAGGAGGGCCTTGGCCCCGGCGGCTTTGATGGCGGCGTTGGCGCCGGTGCCAAATAGTGCGCCCTGCGCGACCAGATTGGCTGTATCCCGCTTCGACCAGCCGGGTTTGTTGATGTACTGCCAATCCTGCCCTGGCGGGCGGATCATTTCGTTGCCGTATTCGTCCTGTTGGAACTCAGCCCCGGGTACATTCGTCTCGAGGATGCCTTTCATCTGACCCGGCGTGGCAGACATCAACATGCCGCCGGCAGCCTTCAGATCCCGATCCACAACGCGGGAATCCTGCCGGGCGGTCTCAAAGAATCCACCGCCCCGTTCCTCCGGCGTTGACCCGCGCAAAGGGCGGGAGTCTCCGAGCAACGGGTACTCTTCAACGCCCGGACGCTTCCGGCCCTCCCCGGTGGACGCGGCGTTTGCCTTGCCCCACAAGCCCCCGACGATCCCCGGCTCTTCCGGCGGGGCGATGATGCCGCGGTCCAGGGCCTGCTTGTAAGCTTCGGCGACATCGGGCCGCAGGAGACCCCGCTTGTACGCCTCGTACATGGCTCGTTGTTTCGCTTCATCGGACATTGTAAGGAATCCCGTAGGAGTTCATGATCTCTATAAGTTGCTCGTCGGGCATGGCATCCCAATCGATGGTATCATCCGTTGTGGCCGTATCCTGGGGTCGAGTTCCGGGCGCTCCGGCAACCATATCAGGCACCTTGATCCTGGGATAATACGTGGTGGCGCTTTTATACTTGGGGTCGCCGGCGATGGTCTCAATAGTGCTGTTATAAGCCTTGATCTGCTGGGCGGCGTCCATATACCGTCGTTGGAGCAACGCTCGGACGCCCTCCGCGTACGACATCCCCCCGCCCGAAACGTCCGCAAGAATCTTCTGCTCGTACTCGGAAACCGGCCCGGGGCCGATGACCTCCATCCGCATCGAACCTTGCCCCTCTTTGATCAGGGAGTTAAACAGCTCCGCGTCAGACATGGCGTCGGCGTTAAGACCCGCCATTGAGGCAAACGGAGCCAGGCCACGGCGCAGGGCCCCGGATAATCCCGTCACTTTGTCGCCCTGTTTATTCAGTATCGAGAAGATGTTATTCAGCCGCCGAGCCTGGGCGGCGCTTCGGAGAGCTTCTTGCCGCCGCTCCGGGAGTTCCCCAAAGATCTGCTCAGCGACAGGATCCTCGCTCCCTCCCCCGATTACGTTCTTCACCAGCTCTTTTTTGGGGGGCTGTTGATACCCGGAGGGAACCGGATCGCCCCTTCCGGGAACGGTGGGAAGATACACCAGGCCCTGATCGGTCTCGGTCAATTCATAGCTGGGTTGCCCCTGCTTGAGAAGCTCCAGGCCGGTTTCCATATCCCCCTGGTTCTGGATCACCGCACGGCCGGCATTGGCCGGATTTTCCCAGGGGATCGCCAGCGCATTGCGGGTATTTTCCCGCGTTTGCACGCCCCGCTGGTATTCATCCAGCTTGGCCGCGGTGAGCATATCGGCCAGGGCGTTGCGCTTGGCTTCCAGAGCGGCCTTTTCCCTCTGCGTTTTCAGTTGATAGGCAGTGAGAATAGTGCTGGTGCCTCGATTGATCGAATTGACGATGTTCGCCATACTCATTGCCGCACCCTTATCTGTCGTTCCGCAGAACGTCAGCCTAATTTAATTGACCCGTTCTTCAGGCCCTCTAAAAGATCCTGCTGGTAGTCGTAACTCAACGCCGCCGCTCCGGCATCCTGGAGCGTATTGGCGGCTTGACCATAGGCATTCACTAAGTTGTTGGCGTTGTTTTGATAAATAGAGCTCAACTGCCCCGCGCCGCTCATAAGCGCGTTTCCGGCTTGAGATGCGGCATTTGTGCCCAGCGTCGCGAGATTATACCGCTGGCCGAAGGCCGTATCGTTAATATTTTTTTGAAGGTTGAACAAATCAATAATGCTCTGATATCGCCGGCTCCAATCGTCGGTCCCGAGACCATATTCCGCCATCGCGTTTTGGTTGATCCGGTCAACGTCGGCCGCTTTGCGAGCATACCCGGATTCCCATAAATCGCTCATGTTCCGCGTGATCGCATTGTCCGCGTCCGATGAGTACGCCTTCCCACCAGCGGCGTATCGACGATTAAGCGACCGCATCAACGCGTCTTTTTTAAGCTGGGAATAAGGATCGGTGTCGAAATCGTAATCAACGTCGTCTACAAGATCCGGCGTCTGGGGCATATATCCCCACATGTTCTCGAATGCTTTAGAATAAGCGGGGAGAATATTGGTTGTATCATAGGGCGCTTGTAAAAGGCTCTCTTGCAGCGCTGGGAATAACGCCCGCTGGCCGGCGGTATCTTGCAGATACTGCTGGCTTGCCGCGTTGACCGCCTTGGCCGATTTGCTTGCCGCGTCTTTGCTGGCGTCCGCGGACAGGGCTGCACCACCCAATCCCGCCGCCGCACCGACGCCCATCGCTATCGCGGGTATTAAAAAAGACATTTTTTAATCTCCTTTACTGATCCCGACCAACACTTGATCGTATGGAAAACCATCGTCACCGATGTACGGATATACGTCGGGATGTTTTAGAATACTGTCGATAAAATTTATGTCTCTCGTTCTCATTAATAGTCCACAACGTAGTATTCCCAGCCTTGGCCGTCCGGTAAGAGGAACCAGAAATGCACAAGGCCGATGCCCCGCGCCCAGGCGTAGTTATATTTCGAATTTCCGAAATTACTTACGTTCTCATCCAGACTCGTTACCCACACATCAGCAAAAGAACCCCATGTATCAAAATGTTGAAGCGTCCGGTATGTCCAGCAGTCGAATGTGTTCAGGTTTTTATTGGTAAACCCGCATGGGCCTAGCAAATAGGAGCAACCTGTCAACTGTTCTCCCTGTACCGGGCGATACGTCAATTTTGGCAAAAACGGACTTATAAAAACACCGTTAGGATTGACCGCTTCGCCCAAATAAAGCACACCATCGTACGCTCCCCAAGCGTCTACAATGCCGGTACAAGGTTGAGGGAACCCCTGTTTCCATAGGGTTGCGCCGGGGTAGCAGGATTCGCATTGATAGGGAACGATCACGGTTTTGACATGATCAATAAATATCCGAGAATTAACGTAAAGCCACCCGTTTGCGCTCCAGTTCGCACTGATTTTGTATCGGGCAAATGTTTTCTTTTCACCCCAGGGTTTCGGCGCATAGGGGTGGCCGGTTTCAGCGTGGGCCGTGCCGATAAGGACAAAGAAAATTATCAGGAATCTAAACAACTTCTCTCACTTCTCCTGTCGCGGTGACGTACTCATCTCCTACCGCGAGGCCACCCGCAACCGCCGCCGCATTGTTTGCATAGGTAGGTCTGTCCATGACGCGATAAGAGACTTTATTTATTTGATTGATGATCTGAATAATATTCTCCCATACCGGCCGGAACTGTTGGACAAACGTCGGGGCTATTGGAATACGAACATATTGTCTATCCGCCATACGTAAATGTCTCCACGGCCGATTCTAGAGAAGCCACGGTTGGATCGGATAGAGTAAACTCCCAAATCCGATTTCGGTAAGAACCCAATTTTTTCAACCGCGCTCGTAAATGTGTACGGCCCTGCTTTTCAACGGATACCCAACGCTCATCCGACCACTGCATGTTCCCGTCGTCTCTCCATCGAACAGATATTTTTTCGGCTGTAGTGTTCGTATCTGCCCGGCGGAATATGAGAGATAGACGCGACGAGAATTTTCTTACCTCTGGACTCCCCCGGTCTATCTTATCCGTCCTAAGAACCGTTCGGATCGTTTCGCCGTTGTCAGTCGTTCCCCCAACATAATATATTTTGCTGTTCTGCCGGTCGCCTACCAGGACCTTGTTCCAAGTGCTTGATGCGTCCATGATACAACTGCCGCGCCACGCCTTTCTCTCGGCCGTGTTCGGTTCCCAGTATGACCATTCATACCATTGATTTAACAGGATATCGTAGACCAGCGTCTTGCCTTCAACCGGAAACGAAGCAACGTAAAACTGCTTCCCGTTGATGAATAATTTATCTCCGGTGCAATCGGAAACCGTTGAAAACGATCGAAGATAGGTAGATAGCGCGGGATTAGAAATTGTCTCTACCGATACTCCATTCAGCCGGGAGAATTCTCTTGAATCGTCCAGAAAATAAACCGCGCCCCGGATTAGTTGTGCGGAATATGGGGCCGATATCCCGACATCCAGGCCACCGATGTCTTGACGGACAAAGGTCGTTGAATCGTCATACCAGAGTTCTGTTGACTTTTGACAAAAGATATGGAGATAGTTGTTTGCCACAACCATGGCTTTGGCAAGGTCCGGCTTATACTCCACATTGGAATACTCCCCCGCCCATGTTGTAGGAGCAAGGGCGTCGGCCCAATCGAACCGCGTGTCAGCGTCTCTCAGGGCTACCAACGATTGATTGATACACCCGAGGAACCGGACATCGGTCGGCGCGTCTCCGTCCGTCAGATACGCCCCTGTGCCGCTTGAGGGGTATGCCGCAATCTGTCCATTGGCGGCGGCATAAAGGCTCGACCCCTGGACATCCGTAAATGTCGGCCGCACCCCGATAGTCATAGACCCGGTTCCTGTAACAGCGGAAGATGACCCCGCAGAATCCAGCATGTACATACCGGCATTACAACTAGCCATCAACTTCTCTTGCCTTACCCAATAATGCCCGCCATCAATCTTGGACGGCTGGGCCAAATCCGAAAAAAGAACAAGCCCCGGTCTTTTATGCCATATAAATTGCATCCCGTCCGGGCCTTGATAGGGCATCCAGTAACCATCGTATTGACCCTGGTTCCAAGTCGGTTGACTGGATTTGTCTACCGACCTGTTCAAAGGTGTGAATGGGATTGGGAGTGTTGGCATTATCCGTTGAACCCGTATCCGATTAAGTAAAAATCAACACTTGCCGTGGCACTTGTTTCCTCATAGGTAACTTCGAACGACCTTGAAACCAAAGGGATTTTTCTCACAAAGTCCGCCGCGAGTGCTTGCCCTGATTCCATATAGCCGTGCAAATGGGCGACCCTTGTGGTTACACCGGCGGCTGTAGAATCCCCATATCCGCGAGCATAGACATCACCGTATCCACTGTCGTCAGATGCAGTCAGGGAAACCACAATCATTACCTCGATCCAGTCAGCATCCACGGCCACACTATCCAGCGCGGCCCAATCGTTTGTTTTGCCGGAACCGGTGCCGGTCGTTGGTCCGACCGATTCAAAAGCCGCCCCGGACGCCATAAGACCGTTAACCGCAAGCGCCGTAGCACTGAGTAACGGGATCGTGGCTCCTGTCGGGAAGGTAGGACCGGGGGCAACCCTTCGGGTCGTGCCTGAACCGATGTCTAACGTGCCTGAAATATCCACGTTCCCGTTCGCGTCAACGGCCCCCCCGATTACCACGCCACCGGAGATATCAGTACTCCCCGACCCGTCCATGGTAATCTCTGCGCCGCCCTTGATTCCAACCTTGCAAGCGTTGTCGGTGTCATCGTCGGCTTTGTGGTAGTGGTCTACATAGGAGTAGTTGTAATCTCCGGTGTCTTTCCCGACAGTAAAATGAACCGTGCCAGTGTCGGTTACAGCCGATCCCTCAAGTGTGAGGGGCGTTACGCTTGCGCCTGCTGTGTCTTCGTCGATCGTGAGAGATTCGGTAAGCTCCTGGTTGACGATCCCAGAAGCTAATTGACTACCCCTCCGCCAGACATCCGTTTCGGTGTCGGGATAAAGGGTGTACGCATCGTTATTGTCCATCATCGTCACGGTGGCGTCGCCGTCAATAGTCTGCGTTGAATAAGGGTCAATCGTGACAGTGTTCGATGCCGAGATTTTCTTGATGGTGATTGGGCCATCAAAATTATTGACGTCATCCAGACTAATCGTGATATCGCCCGAAGACGTATCCACAAGAATAAGCGAATCATCGCGGTCGGCGGTGTAGTCAGATGTCTTTTTGGCGATGTTGCCATAAACAGCCGTACACTTATAGTTGTCTATGGTCGCCCGCAAAGTTCCGCCTGCGTCGGGGTCGCCTTCATAGAGGAGAATTTTATAAACCCCGTCCCCGTAAACCTCGGCCCGGCCCTGTGCGTCCAAAGCCTGCTTGGTCACGGCAGAAGACTTGTCTTTATCCTCGTATGCGTTCTTCGCGGTTGTAGTCCCTGCGGCATAGAATTTAGCGTACCCGGCACTCAGAGGGGCGCCGTTATATAATGCCCCGGATGCGAAGATCTCAAACTGTTGCGCTCTGGTTGTCATTTGTACAGACTCCCCGTTATATCAAAGTTACGACCCGAGGACCGGCCGACCACTCGGGTATCCAACGTCGGGATATCCGCGTTGATAGCCGTTAGCGCGGCCTTTGTGGACATCGCTTTAGCGATCACGATAGAACTGGGGTTCCTCTCGTATTCCGGGGCCAATTCGATAGCCAGGTTCCACATCATGGCCGCCCCATATTCGGGAGGAAGTGCAATAACAGTTCCGACCGAAGAATACTCAGCCAGGGCTTTATGGCTCCACAGATACACCGTGTAAGTCTGACCCGGCGACGGCCAGAAGGTAAGCGTGGCGGCCGGATAAGATCGATCATGGTGGACCCGGTAAGGCCGCTGGGAGAGAGATTTCTGTGCCACCCGGGCCCAGTCATGATCACTGATTTCCGTCACCGGATAATCGACGTCTGACACGCGTATGAAAGCCTCTATAATGCGGATCGGCCACCCGGTGGTAACATCCGCCCCACTGGTGGAACCCCCGATGGTTTTAGTAGCCGCCGAGATCGAGAAGGATTCCTGGGTCACTTTGTACACCCCGGTGGGAGACGCCGCCCATTCCCGCAACATCATATTCAGGGCCCGCATTCCGTCGTCGAGCTCCTCGGCCGTCATGGACGATTCCCCGAGCTTGCGGCCGGCCATCTGAATCAGTTCGGATACGGTCGTCATGGACCTACTCCTCGCTTAACGCCTTGATCACCTGGGCCCGCATCGAGAAAAAGTGGTCATCGAGGTCGATATCGATGCCTTTCTCTTGCGCCAATTGAATGATCTGCTCCTTGGTCATGGACATGACCGAGGGCATGGTATCATCGTCGGCAGAATCCTTAACCACCTTCCCGAGCATGTCCTCGCCCTCACTGATGGGCTTGCCCATCATCTCCACCTGGGGATCCGCGGGCTCGGTGAAAAACGTGGATGCCGGCGGGTCTTCAGGTTTGACGGCCTCGGTCGAAGGGTTATCAAATTTCGCGGGGGTATCCACCCAGCCCGGACCTGGTTCCTCTCCGACCTCAAAGATCCGGGCATCTTTTTCAGGATGGTAGAGCCACTGTCGATGTTTAAGCGGCATGAGTCTGTTTCCTTCTTAACGGATTGAAAAATTTAGGATAGGTGACATAGGCCACCTGATCCCGGTTGATGAAATCGGGCCAGGTGCTCCAGGGGTGGTTGATCTTAAGCCCCAGCGCCGCGGCTACCCGTGCTTGCACCCGGTCTGGATCCCGGAGGATCTCATCAGAATCGATCTCCACGGCGATCAGGGGGGCCAGCATCTCGGCCTGGTCCTGGCAGTCCTGCCAGCGCTGGGGCGTCACGTACCCGCCCTCGCTCGCCAGGGTATCGTCCTTGTCACGCACCACCCGGACCAGCTTGATCCCGTCCACCTGGATCCGAGAGATCTGGTCTTTGTATTCATCCATGGTCACGCGGTGGCTCAAGATGGACCCAATATCCCGCTTGATCACAAGGTTCAGGTCATCGCGGTAGCGCAGATTGCTCCGGCGAAACGTGTACACCGGCAGCTCCCCCGGGAAAACGACCGTATCCCGGAAAGCGGTGAACAGCCACTGAACGAGCGTGGTTCGCGTTTTGGCGCATCCCGAAATGAAAATCTGCATTACTGTTTCACCCCCACGGCGAAGTCATCATAGGGTTTCAAGATCACCCCGTCCAAACGGATCGAGGGGCGATTGTAGTCGTCAACGATGAACGCGCACCCATCAGCAAAGCAATCTTGAATGCGGGCGATGCCCCCGCGGTCGTACAGGTTCCTCGGCGGGCCATCCACGGTCACAATCGTGTACTTGGACCCGTTCGGGGAGAAGTCGTACCACTTGTCGCGGATCGAGCAGAGCCGGGCATTGACTGGATATGCTTTCAGATGGAAGAGCACAGTCTCCAGCCAGACGGCAGAATGCTCCAGGGAGGTCACCCGCAGGCCTTTACGCTTGCCAATGGCCGCGGAGACCAGGGTCGTCAGGCCGGATCCCACATCGAGGACATGGCCGCCGGGTTCCTGCTCTTCGAGGATCATCGCCAGAGCTGCCAGGAGGTTCGGCCGGGCCGACCACCGCGGGTTGTCCCAGGCCTCGTACAAGTCCAGGAAGACCTCGGGCTCATAGGTGCCGCTCTCCAGCTTCTCGAGGATGCTCGCGATGTACCCGGGTAAAAGCCCGTTTTGCTGGCGCAGATAGTGCCCCAGCTTGCCCTGGTACTCCTTTTCGCCCGAGTGATAAAAGCGCATCTCAGGATCGATGTAGATTTTTCCGCCTAACCGGCGCCAGCGGTTGCACCAGGAATAGTCACCGGAGATCCGGCCGCCGCCCTCGTAGGTGCGCTCGAAGAGGATCGCCTGGGGCATCTTGTGCCGCTGTTTTTCACTGCGAAACTTACGGGGCTCGGCGTCGTACATGTCTTGCAGGACATGCCGGGCGATGCAGAGAAACCCAGTCGGCACCTTGTCGACTTCCATCCAGCCGTCGGCGTCCGTCCACATCTCACCCGGGTTAAATTTCACCGGATAGGGCGTGTTCTCGCGTTTCTTCGGATAAACCCCGGCGCAGACGTCGTGCGGACTGGTAGCCACGCGGATAAAATCTGTTGCGCTCCATCCGACATCGGAGTCAACGAAAAACAGATGCGTGCAATCGCTGAGAAGGAAGTCGCGTACGAGATAATTCCGGCAGTCGTCGACATGGCAATTGCCGGTCAAAAACATCCACTCGACGTCTATTTTCGACTCTTTGCACGCGTCCAGGGTTCGGACCAAGGACAGTTGGTAGGCCGGAGCCGTATGGCCCGACCGAGATCCCGTGGCGATGCAGATCTTACGGTCAGTTCCAAGCGGCTCCGGCTTGTGGTGATAAACATGCCCCATCAGGATGATCCCTTGATGAGACCCAATGTCACCAAATCCCCACGGATCTGGTTACACATGACCTTCAACTCATTGACCGCACTGACCAGAGCGGCCATTTCGGTCGTGTTGGTGCCATCGATGGTCGTCAACGCCGTGGCGGTGACCGCGGCTTGACTTGCGCTCGACGGCTGGACTACGGGGGACTCACCGTAAAACGAGACCTTGTGGTTCTTCGTAGCCCCGATAATTCCACCGTAAAGGCTCATTTGACGTACTCCTTTAGACCGTTAGGCCGTTAGAGGTTGTGCGGTTTATGAACTCCCTTTGATCAGGCCCAACGCCACCAGATCGGTTCGGATCTGATTGGTCAAAACCTTGAGTTCATTCACGGCGGAGACCAGGGCGGCCATTTCGGTCGTGTTGGTTCCGTCGATGGTCGTCAACGCCGTGGCGGTGACCGCGGCTTCCGAAGCACTGGCAGCCTGATCCACCGGCGTGGTGCCATAAAAGCCGAGCTTCTCGGAGCTGGATTTTGCGACGATCATACCGTCCGGCCCGCCCCGTCCAATGTATTCGTAATCTGCCATGGTACACACTCCTGTGGTTTAGGGGGCCAACCACGCCCCCTCTGGTTCGTCTTAGCCGATGATCCGGCAGGCGTGTTCGGGCCGCTGGGCCAGGTAGCCGAAGAAGACATCAAGGCGGCAGGGATAAAACGCGTTGTTGATGTCATACTGCCGGAGGATGCGGATGTTGATGTTCTCGAAGGTTTTCTGAGCCTTGAAGTTGACATCGCCGGGCATCTCCAGCTTGGCGGTCGCGAACGTGAACGCATCCCTGTGATACGCCAGGTTTTGCGGATACCCGGTGGACGCGGTGCCCACGAAGGTAATCGCGGCACCATCGACCGGGAAGGCCGAAATGGTCTGCTTCCCACCGGACGCGCTGGTGTACATGGCCGGAGAAACTTCCAAATCCACTTCGTTGGAGCCCGCGGTACACAGCTCGGTAACGACGAACTGCTGCAGATGCGGCAGGGTGGCCTTGGTCACCGGATTAACCGCATACACGTCGGCCACGGTGAACACATCGCCTTCGACGATGGTCGCCGCGGCGGCCGCCAGGCCGTCGATGTGCAGGGTGGTTTCGCCCTCTGTTGAAATGGTGCCGTCCACCAGGGGCGTGCTGTTGGTCCGGGTGCCGCATGTGATCGTCGGGATCAATTCGTTGGAATGGAACGTGAACCCGAGGGCGGAGCCCATCTGGGCGCTGGTGAACTGCTTTTCCAGCGGGGTCCGGGCGTGGAACAGCGTCGCCAGACCGTTGACGGTCTCCGCTTCGGCCAGGGCATTGATCTGAACGTGCCGGTTCCCGTCCTTCCGGGGGGCCGCACACTGGGTCAGCCGGGCACCCGCATCCAGGTAGACCTGGGCGGTGGCCGGCGTGGTTCCAGCGGTGCCTTTGAGGTTGTAGACATCTTTGACGCAGCCCTCCAGGACAATCTTTTCGATCTCCTCGGCGAGCCGCACGACGGCCGGTTTGATGAACGTGTCGGAAAAGGAATTGATGTCCTGGGCCATATCCTGGTCGGTAAAGGACATGTCCACGCCCCGGCATGTGCCGACGGTCAAGGTATCGTATTCCTCTTCGGTATCCTGGACATCCATTGTCCAGCCGCTACGGACGGTGTACTGCGCCGGTTTGCGGATCCGCAGGCTTCCGCCCCGTTTCCGGCCGGCAAGGGTCGTTTTACCATCGTGCTGCCTGTCGATGGTCGTGATGAACGACATCTCATTGTGAAGCACGTTCAGGGCTTCCAAGGTGATCTCGTCCACCGTCAACAGAGTATTACTCATGGGTTAAATCTCCTATTTAAGCTCGCCCTTCCGCCGCTTTTCGATCCATTTTTTGGGGTCTTCCTTGGCGAGCTTTGCTGACGAATTCGTCGCTGGGGCTCTCCCTCGAACGGGTCTCGGCGGAGTCGGGGCTTCGGATGGTTTTGGCGTCGCCGCGAGCACCGCAGCCTGCAATTTGCCGATTTCAATCGCCCTCTCAAGTCCGGGC